GGGAAGGATTCCTTGGTAACGGTTAAAAAAATATACGAACGTCGACCTGTATTTAACCGACAGGGGACCGTTTTATCACGTGCAGCGAGTATTGCGTCAGTTACCGCGGCATTATTTTCGAATGGCTTGGCAGACGGTAAGAAAAGGAGTGTGCATGGAGTCGGATCCTCAGTATGTGAAGTTTGATATGCACGTAGAAAGAAATTGTGATCACAAGCGATGTAGTTGTTATATAGATGCGATAGGAGTGCATAGGATGATGGAAGGATACAAGTACCGTATCAATATGGTAGACGGAGAGCCGGGGTATGTGGCGTACGCAGTAGATATATCGTCGAAATTTAGAATAGTAGGGAACACGATAGTATCGTCGGTATATGATAAAGAAGAGTTGGAGTTCGTATCGGCGTTAAAGTATAACATAAAGACGATACCACCACCGTTGAATAAGCGATCATATCCCTCGGGGGAAGCTATGTACCCGATGGATCCGAGGGTGATGAGCATTATGCAGATAGCAGATTGTAATTATTTACGCTATAGGCTCGGTCACGATGTGAAGTATAAGTGGATGGTGAAGTATGTATGGACCGAAGAGTACGAGATGCCGGAGACGAGGCAGGAGCAAATGCGAGTAAGAGTAGTGCGATCGTTGTCGAGATGGCGGATGGCATTTGGATTAGTGAATGGACGTCCTAAGTATGTGAGTGCATCAGCAAATTTGTATCCGGATAAGTATATGAAGGCAGTGATGAAGCAGATAAAGCACGTGCACCAGCCGTTACATGAGTTTGAGCGCGTAGCACCATTGTTTACAACGGCTCTGGATTATGCGTATATGTTTTTGGGTACCGCCTCTCGATTCAGGACAGTGGAATCGAAGGTTGATTTGCGGGAGTTGGAGTCATCTTATATGGGATCCGCGTGTGGATTAACCGACGATACCAAATCGGAGCATTACTTGTCGCCGGGGATAGTGCTGAAAGTGAATAGTAGTGCGAAGAAGTATGAGATGATGGAAACGCATATAGGTATGGTGATGGACTTCATGGAATTTGGGACGCCATTTCCAGTGAATTGGAACATTACTGAGAAACCGGAAATATTTGTATCTGATGAAAAGCAGCAAGATGACGCGACGTGGGCATCGTGGCAAGCGAAGTTGAGAACTTTTTGCATCCCGTCAGGGCCATTCCTTATAATGGAGAGGCTAGTGTCACGCGTGAGGCAAATAATGGAGCGAGAAGGCCCGATACGTATAGGTTCAACGTGGACGCGCGGAGGTATGCAGATGTTGGCAGAACTGTTAGGGGTAACGCAAGCAGAAGCATTTCTCAAAATGATATGTCAAGGAGATTTGAAAAATTTTGACCAATCGGTGTTGGCAAAGTTTGTGGATGCGTATTATTCGACGATGTTGATCTATGAGAAACCAGGATCACCGGATTACCTAATGAAGAAAAGAATAATAAAATTCTTGACAGACCATATAGTGCAGAGGATTACACATCTGTTTGGGCCAATATGGGGGATACAAACAGGGGGGGTGCCATCAGGGTGCTTAAATACGTCTCATATGGAT